CAACATCCTCAGAGTTTTGAGCAGCCACCATTGCTGGGGAAGTTAATACTTCCGGTCCCGGACCAGCACCCATTGGGATACCAGCAGTAACTGGTTCCTCAGGGTATTGAGTTGGTTGGTCTAACGGAACAACTGGCTTTGCATAACCTGCTAAAGCCGAGCCTTGATTTAAAGGTAAAGATGCTGGGCTGGATTGTCCACCACTCATGGGCGCTTGGGTTTGTAGGTCATAAAAGTCCTGCCCGTCACCATAAGCCATGCCTGCCGTGTATCGTGCAGGTTGTCCATCCGTTCTTTGAGAGAGCGCACCGGGTCCTGAAACTGGTGCAGGGTTGGTCGGTTTCCTGTATCCACCGCGCTGGTCTGCCATTTTATCCTGCTTTCATTTCGCTTTAAGAGCGTATCTAAAGTGCATCTTTTAAAATTATGAGTAGTTTTGTTTAAACAGCGTACTCAGGCTGCATCAATGAAGTTCTTACTTGTTCTTGGAACCACGGGTTCCCTTTGGTTGCTTGCTAAGAAAAAGCGTTCCGCCTTTAGGATTGCCCTTTTTTGGAGTGCCATCTACGCGTGGCTTTTGTACATTAGCCTTACCTGCTGAACCTTGGTTCGCTGGCTTCTTGCTGTATCCCTTCATTTATTCACCCCCTTTACGCTGGTACTCGCCGAATTAGGCTAGCCTGTAAATTAGGCTCTCCTTGTTGAGTTAGACTTGCTAAAAGTGACTGAACATCAGGGCGACCACCGGGCGCAATTTGACCTGCTGCCACGCCGACCATCCGACCACTTGGACTTAATCCAGCGGGGAGTTGTTGCCCAGCACCCGCAGGACCCTCAACTGGCATGCCATTAGGACTTACTGTTTCAGGAGTCATGCCCGCAGGTGTGGGAACCTCAGGTTGTCTGAACGCATCTGCCACAGCAACTTCAATAGAAGTTCCCTTTTGGCGTGCATTTATGACTGATGATAAAGCAACTAAGATTTCAGTTGGGTCTTGTCCTTGGGATGCAAGGGCTGGAATAGCCTGAGCATAGGAAGCAATCGCTTGCTTCATTGCATCACGAAGTTCCTCAGTATCAACCTTGGCTTCCTCTTGTGTTGCATTAAATGAAAATGGCATTTGTCTGCGTAGGAAATCACGGGAAATCAATTTATCTCCGCGAGCCTGCAATCCAAATACCAAAGCACGGTTAGGGTCAAGTCCTGCCATCAATCCGTACTGAACATCTACGGTGTAGTCACCATCAATGTCGCGGGTTGGGCGATACTTGATTGAGTAAGGGGTTCCATGATAGTTACCCTTTAATTCTTTTTCGGTATTACCAAATACCATTTCGTCAACCTTGAAGCAGATGCCAACAAGTTCAACAAAGGCACGGGCAAACATAGAGTGTGCAGTTTTGATTTGTGTATCAAAGCCGGACATAAGAGCCTGAACACCACGACCAGTAACGATTGAAGCATCAAGGTTACCTGTACGGCTCTCAGGATAACGAGAACCTAAACGCAGTTCTTGTTCAAGAACCCCCTGTTGAGCAAAAGCGCCTGCTGGTATTTCAAGTGGGACTCTACGAATTTCATTAGGCTTCTGTGAGCGCATAATTGCATCAGGTCCAAGAGCCAACTCCTGTACATCCGTAGGCATAGCGATTGGTGCTTGTACCGCCTTGGTCGCTGCCTCTAGGGAAAGCAAGGCGTAGCGTGCTTTAGCAACTTGAACTGCTAGCACATCATCAAATTGACCACGGGATTGGTCGTCAATAGATGGTCGTTGAACAACCCTAATCATTACTTCACCGATTGGGTTTACTGCACGGTCAAGAATTAGGTTGTTACGGTTTGGAATAAACAAAACATCTTGGTCTTTATCGTGGTAACGGACCACTTCCATCATGTCTGACGGATTATCTTTAGAATAAATCAAGTTTGCCAACTCAGGGTATTGACCCATAAGTTCAGTAGTTGGCTTCATAATGCGTTGATAGAATTTAACTACACGACCAAAACGGTCCATGACTGGGTATGAACCAATGGAGTCAAAGAAACGGATGCGTGGCATCTTGTCCTTAACATCAATTTCTACCTGTGCTGCTACGAAACCATAAGTTACATAACGGTCAGCAGCATTGAACATTTGAGCCTGTAAGTTTGAATAGTCAATGTATCCATTAACAATCTCACCACGCTTATCAGCCTTCTTGCGGGCTGCCTCAGATACCATGGTTGTTGAATTACAATTAAATGCTGGTAGTGGTGCAATAACTTCTGCCAAGTCACGGGCAGCAATGTCCACCATGTTTGCAACAATAGGGTTTTCAAACGGACCATCAGGGAATAAGTCAGGGAAAACATCTCGCATCTTGCCTTGGCGAACAAGTAGCACATTGTACATACGAGTATCGCGGTCAGCGTATGCACGGCGATAGCGGTCAAACCCGCTAGTGATTTCCTCAATGGAAAGCGCCATGCTCACCTCTTTCGTTTAGTTTGTGTAAAGCAGTTCATCTAGTGAAATGTTTACTTGGTTACTTTGGTCGTATCGTGTATGGAACATGTTTTGACGGCTATGCGAACGAGCAAAGTTATTTGCTGATGCAAGGCGGTCACGGCATGCAAGTTCTGCAAACCAAAATGCCATCACGCAGTCTTTCTTTTGTGACTTAGGAGAGTCGGGATACCAAGTAACCAACTGCTCTATCAAAGCCTTTAATCCTTCGGAAGCATGTGTAGAAGGAAACTCAATAAGAGCATTACCTTCTGCGTGTCCGTGGAATAAGGTCGTCAAAGAAGCGACTCCGAAATCGGTGTCCCATTTATTTTGTCCTGTGTGATGTTCCCGTAGAACCGCACCCCTTGACGAAAGGTATTCTCGTACTTCACGGTCCTGAGTGAGCATTGTCTGAAAAGCGTTCTTTTCAATACGCCACTCAGAAATGTTGTACTTATCAGTCCAGTCTTTAATCAAACTTCTAATCTCATCAGGTAACATACCTGCCACATTGGATACATCTATCAGGTATCTCTTTTGTGTTGAGATGTCTAAACCAATAGCAACGGCAGCAGAATAACCAGCACCTGCTGGGTCAAAACCTGCAACGACAATTAAGCCATCCATGCCTTGGGGTCTAACACCGGGCATACCTTTAGGTATTCTGCCAATGTTACGACCTGCGTTAATTACACCTTTAACAGCATCCGAAGGAAAAGCCGAGTCCTCATGTACTTGCTGTTGTTGATAAACCATTGCCCAAAGATTTGGGGACATACGCCCACGCTTCTTGGATAATGCTTCACCAGTCCATTTATCGTAAAGTCCGTTTTCATCAGGTACACCTTTACCCGACACAGGGGGCATGTTTGTTTTTGCCCATAGAGTTACCCAGTCTTTTGAGTTGTCGGCAAATTCTAATACCGCAGGCTGAGCAAAATAAGTCCAAGGAGAAGTTTCATCAGGGTAACGCATAGGGTCCCTGAGTTCTGAATACAAGTCCTTAGGTCTAAGGCGAGTGCCTACAACTAGAAGTTTACCCCCGTCATTATCAATACGGGACATAACTTCGGACTGTATCCAGTCAATTTGTTTTTCGTATTCATGGGCGTTGGTGTGGTCAACACAGTCATCCATGATAATTAAATCTGCACGGGAACCGTAGATGTGACCACGGATACCGATAGCCTGAACAGTAGGGTCTTTTTCACCTGAGTCACGGGCATCAGCCGATAGGTAAATCAAATCTTGTTTCCAAGAGTCTGAGTTCTTTTCAAAACCACCAGCAGGTCCAAAGGCTAGATGAAGGTCTTGATACTTAGGATGGGTCAGACGGTTCTTGATAGAAAGAAGGAACTTCTGAGCCATTGCCTGAGTCTTAGAAACAATCATTATGCGGATGTTTGGATTTTGGCAAATACGATAAACCGCATAGTTGACCGTAATGGTCGTACTCTTAGCATGCTCAGGTGGAGTATTTACAATAAGTAAATCAGGCGCACCCGGTTCATAAATTATGGATGGGTGGACTTCCTGCGGAACTCGACCCTCTAGTAAGTCTATCCAATGCTTTTGGTGCGTAAAGACTTGTGTGCCGAGATACTTCTCGGAAAATTCGGGAAATGGCGGGACTTCTTTAGTCGGACCACCTATTTCACCCCTTGCGGTCATAGACCGTATCTTGTCTATTGCTAGAGCAAAGTCGGGGTCGGTCTTACGGTAATACTCGTAAGTTTTGATACTTCTGCCTACGGCATCACATGCCTTTTGGACAGAGTACCCCTGTATTAAAAAATCAATGATTTGCTTCTTGACTGCATCAGAAACATGCGAAGCAGAAGTCGTGCGTTTTCTTTCCATAGCGTTTCTCCAAGACCGATTGTGGTGAGTCTTGGGCTAAAACTCACTTATCCTAACCGAAGGCATAAGCCGTAGGTTAGGGGTATGCCTAGGGAAACCCGACAGGGGTTTCCTGCTTATGCGTGAAAGGCTGCATAGATTACGCCTTTCACTTACTAATAGGTGTCCAATGGCATCTAATTGGACACAAATGTTTAAACTTTTTTTCCGTAGGCAGCGTAATTGCCCCCAAATGGGGCAAAAGTGCTGGTCAGCCCCCCATTTTCAGGGCTAGCAAAGTTATGTGTGTGGATACACACATACACATACGCAGCGATTTTAATAATGCTGGGGTCAAATGACCCCTTCACTCGCTGGCTTTTTGTTTAAACGCAGCAGGCTGCACACGCAGCGGGCTGGCAGCGCTAGGGATGGCGCAGCGCTGGCACGGCTTGTTGCTGCTACTAGCACGCAGCACACAACAAGGCAGGGCAGGGCAGGCAGGGCAGGCGCTGGCAATCGCAGCGCAGGCAGGGCAATCCAGCACGGGCAATGGCATCTCAAATAGTGAGATAAAAAATCTCAAAAAAAATTTTTGTTTTGGTTGTTGACCTTTCAAAAATTGTGTGCCTATAATCGGATAGTGGTTTAAACAACTGGGTTTAAACCTAAGACTGGAAAGGCAAAACAAATGAACCGTGAACAATGGTTGCAAAAACTGGCAGCATCAGCGTTGCCAAAAATCTCATCAAGATTAGACATGGCAGATGAAGAACCTGCCGTGAAATTATCTTGCGGGTTCCCTGCTCAACAAGGCAAAAGAAATCTTGTTGGCGCACAACTGGTTCCACCAGCAGCATCTG